AAGCGCCTTATAATATCGTATTAACAAGAGCTATAAAAATAATAGTCAGCTAAAAAATCAGCAAAAAGTATTTGATAGGAGATAAATTTAAATACTTTTTACCGCGCTATTCGGCTCATCCAATATGCTATCGTCGATCGATATTAACGTGCCGCCCGTAAGCCCGATGTCGTATTCTGCGTCGCGCTCATAAAATCTACGCGTTACGTCGCCCTCGTCTTGCTGTGCGTCACCGCTGACGCTGATTACTTTTTCGTCATCGCTTTGCTCTTGCATATCCGTATCTTGCGTGTCGCCGTGTTTGCGAAATTCCGAGCGTATATCTTGCACCAAAGCAAAAGCCTTACTACCGATACCTACTACTTTCAGTGCGGTAGTGAGGTAAAGCTGTGACGTGCTAGTAGCTCCTGCGGCGGCAAATCCACCGATGGATACCCCCTGCGTTGCAGCATAGCCAAGTCCCGCAGAGCTACCCGAGCCTATCCAAGAGCTAGGGCTTACGCCGTTGTAAAGCTGGCAGGTCTGATTGGCTCCACTTGCTCCCGCTAAAGCTTGATTAGTCGCGGTGCTCGCGTTTTGAGCGGCGACGGATTGGGTAAAAAGAGATTTTACGGATAGATAGATCGAGCCTATTGCGCCGATAAAACCCATCACGCGTCCGAATTTAGCTAAGCTTTTTTTGCCAGAAAGAGAGCCTATTGTAGCGATAAATCCACCTATGGCGCCCGCGACAGCAAGGGTCGCCATTACTCCTCCTACAGTGACCGCACCGGCGCCTCCTGTTAGTGCGCCTATTGTGGCACCTGCCGCAGGTCCGTATGCGCCGACGGTTACAGCCGCCAGCACAAAGGTTATTGCTATTATGCCGATATTAATTATAGGCCCCCATTTGCCAAATTTGCCTTTGGATTTCCTATCATATACCAATTTATACATTTGGCTCCACTTTTTGACCCATTTTCTAGAGCCCATTACGGGAGAATTACTATCCGCATAAAAAAGAGGATATGCGGTGCAACCAAGACGCATTTTGGATGGTCTCCCTCCATGTTCCCCCTCTTGATGATTGGGATCGGGAAACCACATATAGTAAAAATAGCAAATTCCCTCGTCGAGGTCTATAAACTCGCCGCCCATATTTTTTGTTTCATCGTAAAATTCCTTTACGATTTGATAATTGGTAATACCGCAGAGCGCTATTATTTTTTCAATCGGACGATTCCGATTTAAAGAAAAAAAACGATAAATTTCATATTGATTCCATCGCCCGCTATATTTGCAGGCAATCCTGAAGTTGCTAAATTTTGTTTTCTTGATCCAAAAATAATCTGTTATCTGTCCGTCGCTAGGTCCGGAGTAGGGTGCGGTTGGCTTTTGCCCCGCAAAAAATTGAGATAGACCCAAATTATCGTTTCCGTCGTAAGCGTAGGGCTGAAGTCCGCCCGTATACAAGTGATAGCCACCTACATAATAGCGTCTATCAAACTCGTGGGGAACAAGATCTCTGCAGTAATATACCCGCTCCCATTTTTGCGTATCTATAAATATCTGCTGCGGTGCGCGCCCTTTTCGGACGAGCTGTTTGTGCAGATACTCACAAATTTTATTATACGCGACCGCCGAGTAGATCATTCCATTGGTAGCATCGGCTACTACATCGCCCGAGGGGTTACGATAAAAAGCCGCGGCCTCGCTACGCATTACGGAGTAATCCTATCGATTGCATTAAACATTTTAGTTGTCATCTCTGTAGGCGGATTTAGTCCTCCAACAGAGTAGCCAAATACGCTATCCTTTAGCAAGCTTGCCTCTTGAATTCTTAGCTTGTCGTCGTAGCTCTTGATCTCTCTATCTATCGCCTGACCTCGCTTTTTTTCGCTATTGGTCTGTTCTTTGATTAGAGCTGTGCGCGCCTCGTTAAATGCCGCCTCTCGATCTGCCAAATTTAGCTTTTTTTCCATCAGATCGAGCTCGCGCTCTTTGAGTTTGACATCGGCATCGGCTATTTTTACTTGAGCTTCGAGCTGCTGTTTTCGTAGCGGTAGCTCCTCGCTTTCGCTTAGAAGCCTTAGGGCAATATCTTGTGAGCTCGTCGTTACGCTCTGCGTCATCGACACTAGGGTGCTGCAAAGCATCTCAAATTTCTTATCGTTTGCTAATCCGTATTTTTCAAAATACTCGTCAATTTTCGTCGTAAATTTATTATACGGCGTATCCTCTGCCATAGTGTCGCCGAGCACGCGTTTGTAAAGCTCGCTATACGCTTCCTTGTAATCAGCCATTTTTCAGTCCTTTAATGTAGCCCTCAACCCTTTTTGGAGTTTGGCGATACAGCAGGCTTGCGCGCAGGTTTCTTGCCGCCTGAGCGTAGTCTCCAGCTTCGATGCAGCCTAGAGTATGACGGAAGCCCAAGAGCCCCGCAAGCCCTAGCTGGTATGCCATTTCGATTAGGGTATCTTGCACGTTTTGCGGCTTTCCCGAAAGCCACGGTAAACACTGAAAAACCCGTTTTTTGAGCTTAGAAACCTTCAGATTTAGGATTTTTTCCGCTACTTCGCGGCTCATCGGCTCGATCTTGCCGCCGTTGAGCTTGATTTCGTCGAGGCTAAGAGCGGCTACCAAAAAGCCGTATCCTATCGTAGCCTTTCCAAGGCTATCTTTGTATATGTAATCCCGAAAGCCCTCGTGGGTTTTGATGTTTTCGATGAGGCTCATATCCCCTCCTCGTTTGTGATCTCTATGAATTCTATGTGTTTGCCCGTGCAAATTTTAAAAAACGAGTTATATGTCCGCACGGAGTTGCTGACTCCCGCGGCGTTGTATCCGTCGCCTACCAAAATGCACCCTGCGGTATCTTTCGGGAAGTTGCCGGGGTGAATGAGAATGTAGCGCTCTTTCGGCACCAGCTCGCTGTATAGAAGCGGACACATTCGCTTCTGGCTCGGGCTAGCATACCACTCCATTTGATATCGCCCCGCCGGAATCCGTCTATCTTTGCCTCGCTCGGTAGTATCTGCGCCCGCGGGCTCTAGGGTGAAGCACTCAAAAAGCCTTTTTCCGTCGTCCGTGATCGTTAGTTTCCCAATCGTGCCATCGTGGATGTTTTTAAATCTATTTATCTTGATCCTCATAGTCGCCTCTTTCCTCAAATTTATCAAAATATTCATCGTGCCTGTTCAGCTTACTATTGATTGCCTTATCTATCGTCTCTTTGATCCATTCGGTTCCGCGCCAAGCAAGAAATCCACATATTGCGAGTGATGCTCTCGTATCTTTTATAAAGAAATTCGCCATCTCAAAGCCTATCCAGCCCAAAAACATCGACGTTGCAATCCCCACAATGACGCTCGTAGCCTTTTTCTTGCTGCCGCTGTCGATATAATCAAGGATGCCGCCGATAAAGCCCACTAAAATGACCCAAAAATAAAACCCCACCTTGTCTAATAGTTCCATTGCCACTTCTTTTACATCGTAAATAAAAGCATCAGCAAAATCGAAATAACGATCTCTATGATTGCTCTTTTGCTAAGCCAAAACTTCTTAGCTCTTAGGATCATTTCCATCGCTGCACTCCCTTAGTAGTTCCTCGCAGGTCTTGTAGTAGCGCATTAGCGCTTTTGCTGCTGCGGGCGTAAAATCATAGCTCGGTTTTTTCGGCATCGCCTTGATACATTTTACGGGGATATAAACTTCTTTATACTCCGTCCTAGTTATGATGTTGGGCTTGCTACATCCGATCAAAAACAAAGCAAAAATGCTAACGAGCCATTTCATTTATCAGCTCCTCATAAAATTTCACTTTGTTCTGACACTCGCCGTTGATAGGTTCCTTAATCTTTTCAAATTTAGTCACCACCTTTTGTTCTACCTCTTTGATATTTTTTACTTCCATATTTTTTATCCGCTCGTTTTGCAGATCGATCTTTGCGTTGCAAGCCTGCAAATTCGAGGAGCTGATGATCTCTTGCGTTTTGGCGAAGACGATGTCTTTGTTTAGCTGCTCTATTGTATTTTTGAGACTATGATTCCACCCTGCCAGCGCAAGGCAAGTAAAAATGAGCGCCGCAATGATTCCAAAGTAAATTTTAAAGTTCATAGCGCCATCCATAAAATCAAAAATGCGATATCCTGCATCGCGCCGTAAAATATCTCCTGCCTAGCCCACGCACTTTCGATCTCAAGCTTCTTGAGCCTAAATTTGAAATTCGTGCGATAACCTAGCTCGCAAGCAAGCGGGAAGCCCGCCGCAAGAGCTACGGCTAGAAGCGGCGCGCCATAAATGCCCACAAAGACTAGCGGCGCGAATACCGGTAACCACCAAATCAGCCCGCGCAGAAATAGGCACACCCTGCAAAACGCTAGCCAGTGCGCACGAGGTATAAAACGCCCCGCAAGCCATTCTATGCCGCGACTTTCGCGCTCGCCTTTATCTGCTCCGTGGCTCGTCAAGGCACCCACCCATACGCCCCAGCCCTTGGCTTCGCCTGCGAGATAACCAAGCCCGCAAACGATAGCTATGAAAAAATTGCCGTAAAAGGCAAATATCAGCAGCGCTACCACCAAAGCATTGATTTTGGCGAAATAGCTATACTGCCCGCGTAGCCTATTGAGTATCCAAAACATCATCACTCCTTCGGGCGGCTCTTGACGACGTCTGCGAATTCATCGCTACCTAGATACCAAAAAGGCCTTGAGCCGTCCTCATAGCGAAATTTCGCAAAGTCGTCCGGGTGAGTAGCAAGGTGCGCGATCACGCGAAAGATATTCATCATATTGGAATGATCCCACCCCCCGCACTTTCTGGCGCGCAAGAAAATCACGATAGGACAAGCCAAAATTCCAAGTATAAACGCCAAAATAAAAATCAGAAAATAGCTCATAGCGCCACCTCGATCGTATCGGTAAACACTATGGCATCTAGCTCTTTTTTATCCTTGGCTTTTGAAATTTTCAGCTCATATTGCCACTTTAGGGCGTGAAGCTTCTGGCCTCCGATCTGAATTGCCTTTTTGATACGCTTTAGCTCCTCTTGACCGCCGATTTTTTTCATCGTGTTGTCATACATCCTAAACGCTCTGATTTCTAGGCTATCAAACGTATCTATCATCGCCTCGACGTTGAGGAGGTATCGATATCCGCCGTTGATGACGCCAAAGTCTTTGAGGTTGATCTTGCAACTATCGCCCATTGAATGCGTCCAAGCGGCAAGCTCTGCGGTCTTTGCTTCGCGTAGCTGCTCGATTGGGGGCTCTTTCGGAGTTTCGCGTAGCCCCGAAGTATCTTGCCCTAGCGAGGTAATCTTTACTTCGCGATTATTTTCGTCGTAGTAAATCACGCCGCGCTCATCTTTGACGTATTGCCAAGCGCCCTCTTTAAAGCATACCGCAAAGCCTTTTTTAGAGGCAAGAGGCTGCGTATCTGTAGCATTAGCCGGAATCAGATATGCGCCTTCTTCAAGCGGACTTTTTTGTGCCTCGCTTTGCCCTATATATTCTCCCGATACCCCGTCATAATTGTAGATTTTCATTGCCCTTTCCTTAATACTTGATATAGAAATTTACTGCCACGTTGCGCGGTCTATTTTCATTTGCTACCGGCACTACCTTAGACGCATCAAATCCCCATTCAAAATATCCGCCGTCGCCCAAAACATCGCCGACAGATTCAATACGTGTTGATTTTTGAATTCCGTATAGTGCCCCTAATAAAGTGGGAATGCTGTTTCTATCGCCCATACCTATAGCCCTCGCCGTAATGTTTCTTATAGCGTCGCCTTGAGCTGAGCCCAAAGCCCTGCCTCCATCTACTCCGCGTCCATTATCAGCTCCGCGGATAAACTCTCCTCGTAAATCGGGAATATTAAAGGAGCTTGAGCCATCGCCCGCTCCGTATGCCGTGCCGATAGCCGAAAACAAGTCAGTATAGGCAGACCGAGATATCGCTGCTCCGTTGCATAATAAAAATCCATCAGGTGCGGGAGTCCTTGCACTTGTGATTATTGTGCCTACTGGCAGAATCGTAGAGGACAGCAGTGAAAAACTTACCGCTCTTGTATAATTGTCATTATCCGCGGCACCTACTCTAAAGAGGATTTCATTGTTTTTTGAAAAGATATTGTTTTGCACGGGAGCAGTAAGTTTAAAATGCCCTGCTGTAACGTATTTGCCCGCGAAATCTCCGTTTGCGTCTCTTAATACCAAGGTATTGGCAAGCGAGTTGCTTGTTGGGCTATATTCGCTTTTTTTCATAAAATCGCTAGCGACTACACCACCTAATTTTGCACTATCTGCTGCTTGATCGGTTTTATTTAGCTTTAATTGCAGTAGCTCGCCGATTTTTTCGCTCGAATATGTAGCTGTGGCTTTAGGTGCGGTATCGTCTATTAGGTTGCTTTTTATAAGAGCTTCTATTTTGACTTTTAGCTCTTGTAGGCTTTGCTGCAAAGCCTGCTGCTGCTCGAATTTTTGATTTATCGAGGCGGCTTTTTCCGAAATGTCTTTATGCGCGACATCCACCTTGTCCTTAAGCTCTTGGACGAAGTTTTTATCTTGCAAGACCTGATTTGCTTTTTCCAATATGTCGTTGTAGATAGTATTTAGGCGGCTATTGTCGATCTTGCCGATAGAGGCGATCACTTTTTCTATCTCCGCGCTTAGAGCTTTTAAAATTTCAAGCTTTTCAGCTCCTAGTTTGAGTTCATAAATCGATACCATTTTTACCCCTTTAATATGCTTGCTGCGATGAGGGCGTTAATGATTTTTAGCCGCTCCGCCAAAACCCGCAATAGCTCTAAAATATCGATATCCGATATTGCCTCTGCGTTTAAAAGTGCTGTATTAAATCCCTCCTCAGTCATCAAATATCCTTTCCTTGCCGTCGTTTGCGATATAATCCGAAATGATTTCAAGCGCCAAATCCCTATAAAAAGCGTCTTGATTGATGATAAACGCTACGTAGTTGATTACCGCATACGTTAGGCTCTCATCGATCATAATATGCTCTTTTTCATTGCTGAAATTTGGCTTGTCGGGGTATGTGATATAAAAGCCGTTCGCGACGTTTCTATATACTCGTTCGCTCTCTACGCTACGCAATAATTCGCTAGGCGTGCATTTGTTCGCCGTCCACAGCATAGCCTCTAAAAACATTTCGGACAATATCTCATCGGGCGGCATTTTCTTGCCGCCCACGACCTTATGAGCTAGAAATTCTTTTGCGAATTTCGACGTCATTATTTAACCTTTAAGCCTACGCCGATTGCAAAAGCATCCGCATTTCGCACCTCAAGCGTCGCTTCGGTGTAGTAACGCTTTTGTTTTGCAGTCTTGCTTGTGGTTACGTTCTCGATCATAGTAGGGATCAAAAGCCCATTTTTCATAAAGCTAAAGTCGCCCGCGATTAGCACGTCGTCTAGCTTATTTTGCTCGGACAAGTACCTATGAAGCCTAAAATTTACCTTTCCGAAGTCGGTATCAAGGCTTACTACGCTTGAATTGATGCTTTTTTCGTTGCCGAATTGACGGGTAGCAAAAGCATTGATCGCCTTTTTGAGTTTCGCGCCGATGAAAACGTCTCTAGGCGTCGCGCCCGCGTCCCAAATGTTTTGCAAAATTTTGTTTAAGGCGTCTTCGGTTAAAACCGTAGGCGTGCCGGTCCAGTCGTTTTTGCTATCGAAAGCAAGGACATTACCGCGTCTGCCGTTAACAAATGCCGACTCTCCTTTGGAAATATAATAAAACATTCCCGCCATCTCGCCCGCGACCGTATCGGCTCGTGAGGTAGGAGCTTTAAATATGGATACTTTGGTGTCAGTATCGCGACCTAAGCCGAATAGGGCGTATTCCATATCGCGCTTATGCTCTTTGGCGCGCTTGGTCGTTTCGCGCTCCATCTCTTTTCCGCCGTAGGTGGCTACTTTCTGCATCGTGTAAGATACGCTTATGTTGGTAGTGAAAATTTGCACGCTGTTAGTGGTTTTTTGAATAGTCGATTTTCGATCATCTGCGAAATCACTAATCTCAAGCTGTGCGTTCTTTTTAGGCGCCGCGATATTGTCGGTTAGCCAACTATGTTCAGTGTTCGTAACGTTTGAAGTTCCGATGAGACTTAAGACGGGGGTATCGTCCGCTCCGATTAGGATTATGCTATCGTAGACGGAGGGCTTTAACCCTTCTCTTTTTGTTGCTGGAGCTTGAAAGCCCGTAGATGTGATTGCCATAACGTTCTCCTTTTGAAAGTTAAGGCAATTTTCGCGCAAGTGCGGGTGCGTAATCTACCCATAAAACGCACTCTTTGGTATTTTTATATTAAATTTGAAGGATTTTTGATAAATTTAGATACGATTGCGTGGTCTGTTAGTTAAGATACGAGGGGGCAGCCATTGGTGCGGGGCTATACCTCGCACCTGAATTATCTCTCTGCCTCTCTTAACTCTTTTAATCTATTCGTTATAGCTACATATAGCTTGGCTCTATTTTTGGGCGTGATGGCTTCTGTGTGTTCTATGTCGCGCATTATCTTATTTAGCTTTATAGCATCAGTAGAGCTTGAAATTTTACTTTCCCACTCGCTCTTAGTTTCAGCTTCTTTGATAGCCTCTTTTTGTAAATCGGATAGATCTTTTGCCTTGCTTAAATAAAGCTCACCCTTGTCGTCTTTTTTGACGATATAATATTCTTTGGTATCACTTTTCCAGCTTCCATCGTCCAGCCTAGCCTCAAACATATCGCCCTCTTTAGCGTTAAAAGTGTAAGAGGTTTCATAATATTTACGCCTACTATCCCACATACGAGTATTGCTGTCTATAAACTCCCTTACGGGCTTTCTATCGTTAAAGCTTATTTTGGATAAATACGCGTGTCCGTGCTTTCTTGGATCAAAGCTTTTAATTGTCTCAAGAGTAAATTTTTTCTCTACGGGTTTATTATCTGCCAAGCCTTGTGCTTCTTTAGCTAGCTTATCTGCGGTTTTATCGCCTGCCGCCTCGTTCTCGATCCTTTGCTTAATCCCTGTTTTTTGATTTTCTATTATGGCTAGGCGCTCTTTGTCGTCTTTAGCGTTTATTATCGCCTTTCTAAGATCGGCGGGGGATAGCTCCTTTACTTTTTGGGAGGATTGAGGTATAATAGAGCCATGACTAGCCGATAAAAGCTCGTTTGAGCCAGGGCGAGCGCTTAAAACGTTATCGCCTAGCACCCTTGCCGACTCGGATCGGTGCGTAAGGAGCGGGGTGTCCTTACTATCGGCTATTATTTTTTTATCCATAACTTCTCGCATTTTAGGGCTATAACTTCTTAAATTTGCGTGCTTTATATAGTTTTCTGCCTCTTGCTCATCTAATACTAAATCAGCCATCTTACTTTTACTATTGGATTTATCGTGTTTTAGCGATCTGGCTAAATAATATCCGCCGTCAGCTCTTTTTTCAATCACTTCGGGCATATCGTCAAGTACGTTTTTAATCAAGTCATAAACGGCACGCCTATTTGTAAACATTTCTCTATGATGATTGAATAAATAATTCAAACTGGCGGTTATTGGGTTGTCGTTGAGCTTTAAATTTTCTTTTAGATATTTGCCTAATTCAAATTTTGCTCTATCAGGATAGTCGGTTCTGCCCTCCTTCATCGTAAAGCCCTCGCCCTGTTTGACAAGCTCGCCCTTGGCTACTTTGGCCGCCTTTTTGTCTAGCTCCTCTTTGATCTGCTTTTTAGCCATTTCGACTAGATTTACCTTTTCTTGCGTGGTTAAATTTGGATCCATCAGCGCCTTTTTTAATTCCTCGGGGTTAAATTTAGCCCTTACGGCGTCATCCTCTTGGGTTTTTAAAATTTGCCTGATTTCAGGGACTACCTCTTTTACAAATTTATTCAATCCATCTTTAGTCGCGCTGTCTAAGCCCTCTGTGGGTATTGCCTCGATATTTTTTATTGTGCCCTCTAAATCGCCCGCGTTTTTT